AAGCAGCAGCAGCCGCTAAAGCAGCAGCAAAGCAAGCAGCACAGGATAAACTCAAGGCTCTTGGTTTGACCGATATTGAAGTAGCCGCCCTAGTAGGCGCTTAAAGAAAGAAGGGGACAATGATTAAAGAGGGCGAAACACTTACAATCGGCTGGTGCGATAACGGACTAGCCGATGGCAAGTTTGCTGAAAGCATTTTAGGTGTGACTCTGGCTGCTCCTAAGAATGGTATGAAGATTGACCACAGCATCCGTGTATCTGGTAACCAAATAAGCAGACAACGCCAGAGGTTACTAGACCATTGGTATGATAAAAACATATCTGACTGGTTGCTATGGGTAGATTCAGACATAGTGCTGACTATAGATGCTTTTTATCTGCTTTGGAATGTGGCTGATGCGGAAACTCATCCGATAGTTAGCGGTGTCTACTTCATCTCTAAAGAGCCTGAAGGCACCACTATGCGTCCATTCCCAGCCATATTCAAAGACCTGGGTGAGAATCAGATTCAATATCTACACCCACTACCTGAGATGGAATTGGTTGAGTGTGACCTAGCAGGATTTGGTCTACTGCTTATGCATCGTAGCGTGGTTGAAAAGATGCGCGAAGCCTTGCCTAATGAATCATTCTTTAATGAACAGACTGGCTCAGGTAAAGATGACGAGTTTGTAGGTGAGGACATAATCTTCTTCCGTAAAATGAAGAAGGCTGGCATTCAACTGTACGCACACACCGGGGCGCTTGTTAAGCATATGAAACGGTTTAGCCTTGATTTTGGATACTACGCCCTTTACTGGTCAATGGAACATCTTAAAGAGAAAGCGCGGGAAGAAAAAAGTGGCAGGACAAGCAGTGGACTTTATATTCCCAATAAGAAGAACCGTAGATGACCATATAGATTTGTTTGAAGATATCGGAGTTCTATTGAAGGAGAGTAATGACAGGTCGTCATATAACCGAAGGTCGTGCTGAACGTGCTATTGCAGTTGACCTTGGTATTGTATCCTCATCTGCTGTTTGGGAAAATACTGATGTCTCTTATGACACAGCAATAGGTGGTTTGCCTTTCTTCTACGCCATTTCTGATAGCCGTCCGTACATTCGCCAAACTGCACCATTTCGTAAAGAACAGTTTGACAATGGCTCAGAGCCAGGAGAACAATCACTAACTGGTTGGTGGTTACGCTCGCAGTCTTCTTTCCATAATGGTAGCGGTATCAACTTCTATGACCCATCTGCTGGTGAGTCAGTCCTGTACAGATTCAATGATTCTAAAGGTGTTAATATCTGGACAAAGGGACAGGTAACACTACTTAAGTCTATGACTCAAAGCCATCAAACTACGGGTGATATTGAGACTAATGGAAGGACTTGGCAAGCACTCCGTTCTATCAAATGGTCTACCTATGAAGGCGTACTCTTGCATGACGAATACGATGTAGACAAAATTGATTCTAATGGAAACGTTACCGATTTTATAGATTACAATACTGGAACAGACTCCGAAGTATATGCCATCTGCGATGATGGTACTTTTGCTTACTGGATTACCAATACTTCTACTAAGAAAACAGTCTATAAGAAAGCCCTAACTGCTAACTCATCTACAGCCAACACTACAATGTTTGATGAAATCGGCACTATTTCTAATGCTGTTATGGAATATGTCAAGAATCGTATTGTCATGGCTGCCGACAATAAAGTTTACGAGTTTGCTCCAACTGCTTCGGCTATGCCTACTGCTATTTACACTAACCCTAACAGTAGCCACGTTTATACCAGCATTACTTCTTCTGGTCCTGCTATTTATATTGCTGGCTACAATGGTAATCAGTCTGCCATTGAGAAATATACCTTAAATACTTCAACAGGTGCTATGCCAACTTTGACATCTGCTATTACGGCAGCAGAACTACCTACTGGTGAGATATGCCATGCAATCCATTATTATCTTGGATATATGCTTATTGGAACCAGTAAAGGCATCAGAGTTGCAGCAGTATCAGACCAAGATGGTTCCTTGAATTATGGTCCACTTATTGTGGAGACTAGCCAACCCGTATATGCCTTTGCTACACGTGATAGATTTGCTTGGGCAACCACTAACGTTGACGGAGAACCTGGTCTTACCCGCATTGACCTTGGTACCGAAATTGAAACTTTACGCTTTGCTTATGCTAACGATGTCTATTATGGCGGTGTTACAGGTAAGAAAACAACTGCCTGTGCTTTTATTGGCAGCACTGACCGCATTGCATTTTCTACGAATGCTGGTTACGTATACCTTGAATCTGCTAGCACCTTGAATACCTCTGGTTATATTCAAACAGGTAACATCAGATACAACACCCTAGAGCCAAAGAACTTCCGCCGGATTATTGGTAGAGGTACTTTTGAATACGGCTCTATGACTATTTCTACCATCACAGAAGACGGTACGGAATATGAACACATTTCATACGATTCGAGTATTCCGGTTCAAGAAGTGTCTACAACTCAACCAGAAAACGCACAAGAGTTTGTAGCCTTTAAGTTTACTCTGTATCGAGATGCAACTACCACCAGCCTAGGTCCTACCTTCAAAGGTTACCAAGCCAAGGCTACTATTGCTACACCTAGACAACGAGTAATTAGGTTTCCTGTATACTGTTATGATGTTGAGACCGACAGGTTCAATGTCGTAACGGGATACGAGGATAGAGCGTTTGAACGTCTTCGTGCATTAGAAAATGCAGAAGCAGGCGGTGACGTGCTCAACTGGCAAGACCTCACTGATGGTGAGTCTCGTCAGGTCACCATCGAACAACTGTCATTTACCCGTCTGACCCCACCGGACAAGCGATTCTCTGGCTTTGGTGGAGTCATTGAAATCACCTTAAGGACCGTATAACATGTCACCTGCTGATTGGGCTGGATTAGCCGTATCCATTACTACCCTTGCTGGAGCACTAGCAGTGGGAGTTAAACATTTAACTAAACATTATCTGTCGGAACTAAAGCCCAATGGCGGGTCAAGTATCAAAGACAAGGTTAATGCCTTGGAAGACAAAGTAGATTTATTAACCGATTTAGTGAAAGAAGCATTGAGGAAGTGAATGAAACCTGTAGTGAAGGTCGCGAGTCCTGCTGCTATTGCTGTTCTACGTCAGGCGACAGCATTGTTTCCCAAGCGCAAGAAACTGTCCGACGGATTATTGCCCTCATTGGCACATCGCAAGCAGAGTCCAGACTCAGACCACAACACGGGTCTTGCTGTGGACCTGACTCACGACCCTGATAACGGGGTTGATTGCGCCGTCATATTTGAAAAACTGAAGGAGGATGAGCGTGTCTCGTATCTCATCTTCAATAAAAAGATTTGGAATCGTAAGTTTGCTAAGTCTGGGAATCGCCCTTATAGGGGTAGTAACCCTCACGTTAAGCATCTTCATATCTCTATCCGCGCTGATAAGGCTGACGATACTAGCCCTTGGTTCTGGTGGGTAAACCAGCCTAAGATTGTAAATCAGGTTCTAGCCCGACTCCAGCCCGCTCCCACCAAAAAGGTGGTAGTATCTGAGCAACGGACGGTATGCACGTGCTGTCCTGTCCATAAACCTAAACGAAAGGCAATCTAATGGAAACCTTAAAACAGGTATCCCTTACTTGGTTCCGCGCTGCTGCTGCAGCCGCTATCGCTCTCTACCTTGCCGGTGAGACTGACCTCAAGACACTCGGAACGGCAGCCCTCTGTGGCTTCCTCGGTCCAGTGCTCAAGTGGCTAGACCCATCCGCAACGGAGTTTGGACGAGGCTCTAACTAGCCTCTAGATACCCTTTTTAAGGGGTCTAGAAGCCGATTTGAGGCACTTTCAGGTCCGGGTAGGTATATTACCTCACCCGAACTCTAAAAACCCCTCAACTCAAAGTCAATTTACATAGGTTGACTTCGGGTTGGGGGGTCCTTTTTTGTTTTCTTGTGGTATGATTTTCGGGCGGGAAACCGTGGGGCAGAAACTTCAGATGATGGGGTGACGGCATAGCCGACCTGACCTCCCTGACTCACCATAATTTTTATGGGGGGTAGGGGGGCATTTCTTAGAATCCGGGGTTCCGGCATTTAGATAGGAGGCACGAAGTGCCGACGTATGATTTCGAATGTCGTTCGTGTGACGACATCCAAGAGATAGTTCTTCCGTATACCCATGAAGGAGAAATCAATTGCGGTCATTGTGGAAACGTATTATTCAAAATTTATTCGGCGAACCCTATTCACTTCAAGGGGACTGGCTGGGCAGGGAAGAGTTCGATATAGAAGATTGGGACGACGAAGAAGAGTTTTAATGTGATACGCTCTGTTTATGAGCGAATTACCTAAGCATATTTCCTATTCTTCTTTCAACACTTGGTTAGAGTGTGGTTGGAAGTACTATCTTACAAAAATAAAAGACGTACCCGAGAAACACGCAGTATGGTTTACCGGGGGTTCTGCTGTCCACAAAGCAACTGAATACTATGACCTTGCTAGAAGCAACGGTAATTTTACTGAAGACCTAGATACCATTTGGAACAATGTTTGGTATAAGCAGGTTGCTGAAGACGAGGCTCTTCATGGCGATATGAACTCTTGGGAGTTTCGTGGTCGTGAGGACATGTCTTGGTGGTATGGCGAAGGCTGGTGGATGGTTGACCGCTGGGTTAAATTCCTTGATGGCGGTTGGTCAGTCTATGAAGACTTCATTGAGAAGCAGTATGAGATTTCTATCGAGGGCACTACGGTTAAACTTGCTATTGACCGAGTGCTGGTTGATTACGACGGGAATAGGGTCCTCGTCGATATCAAAACTGGTGCGTCATCCCAAAGGCACCCTCTCCAATTGGCAGTGTATGCATGGGCTCTTGCCAAAGAGGGTATCTCAGTCGACAAGGCTGGCTTTTGGGATGCACGTACCGGAAGTATCTCTTTGTGGGACCTAGACCACCTACAACCTGATAGGGTTGAGGAGATACTCACAGGCTTTGACAAGATGCGCAAGACCGAGACTTTCTTGCCTAACATGAACTCTTGTGGTCGTTGCGGTGTGCTATCGTTTTGCAAATGGATGAACGGAAACAAATCGAAAGGATATGAATAATGGCTGGAGCAAACTTCCAGGTAAGCAGCAAACTCAATGACGGTAGAATATTCGTCGTTGCAGCAGATACATTCGCAGACTTCAAGTCACATCTAACTGATGTGCTTGGACCTGAAGGTGTAGATAAAGTGCTAGGTATCATGGCTTCTTCTATCGAAGGAGCACCATCATACGAGCAGGCGGTTTCTACTGTTACCGCAACACTAGGTGCTACACCAGTAGCGCCAGTATCAACACCATCAACTGCGCCAGTAGGTCGCAACTGCAAGCATGGTCCTATGACCAAGCGAAGCGGTTCTAGTGCTAAGGGTCCATGGAAGGGCTATATGTGCCCAACTCCAAAGGGAACTCCTGACCAATGTGACCCGATATTCCTCAAGAGGAATGAACCTGAATGGAGCACGTTCTAACCAATGAGAACCCTTGCCCGTGCTGTTGGTAGTGCGGACATCGGTGGTGAACCACTCCCTTCGGTGTTCCGTACTTTTGACAACAACAAGATAATCTTTCGCAGAGCGGAAGTGTCGATGATTGCTGGTACCCCTGGTGCTGGTAAGTCGACACTCGCTCTTGCGTTAGCGTTGCATACAAAAGTACCTACGCTGTATGTAAGTGCCGACACAAACGCTCATACGATGGCGATGAGATTGCTATCTATGATTAGCGGCAAGACTCAGACCGAGGCAGAGCATATGCTCACAGAGCAGGTCGAAGAGTCTAGGAAAATCATAAATGATTCTTCAGGGCATATCTTTTGGTCATTTGATTCAGCGCCAACGCTAGCAGATGTAGACCAAGAGGTTCTTGCCTTTGAAGAATTGTGGGGCTGTGCTCCGACTCTTATCGTTGTAGATAACCTGATGGATATCTCCAATGATGGGGGAGAAGAGTTTGCGGGTATGCGCTCTACAATAAAGGAGTTGAAGTACCTCGCAAGAGATACCAACTCTGCAATTATCGTACTGCATCACACCAAGGAGTCGTACGTAGGTAACCCGTGTCAGCCTCGCAGTGCCCTTCAGGGCATGGTTGCGCAGTTACCTGCTCTGATTTGCACGGTAGGTTCCGACGCGCCAGGATATATAGCCGTCGCGCCCGTAAAGAACCGATATGGCAAGGCAGACCCTTCAGGGGGTACGGCTCATTGGCTACAGTTCAACCCTGAAATCATGGACGTATCCGATATCCCAGATAGGTCCTAATGTCCAGACCAATCTCAGAACTCAAACCGAGTTATGACAAGGCGATGGATATCCGTGGTAATCCAACTACGGTGTGCATCTGTGGGAGTTTCGTATGGAATCTCAAGGTAGTCTTCGCAGAAGACAATACCATTGGGATGTATTTTCTAGATATGGAGTGTGCTGACTGTGGAACACAGGCAACCGCACCCATTGAGGAGTAAACATGAAACTATCAACAGTATCAATAATGTCCGCGATTGTAATATTTGTGGCAACCTTGCCCCACGGTGTGGGTGCGTGGCTCATCAAGACGACCCATACGGAGGGTATAGTACAAAAACTATCCAACCGTCAAGTAGTGTTGGCAAGCCCAAAGTTATACGCAAAGACATACGCTAAAGAAAAAGTTAATAAAATGTTCAGCAAGCCTAGCCGTGAATGGAAAGCGCTTGCGAAGTTATGGGGTAAGGAATCTGCTTGGAACTGGAAAGCCAAGAATCCTCACTCATCAGCCTATGGTATTGCTCAAGTATTGAAAACACCATTGGACTCAACAATTGAATACCAAGTGAATATGGGGATTAAGTACATAGTCCACCGATACGATACTCCTACCAAAGCGTGGGAGTTTTGGAAAAGGAACGGCTGGTACTAAATGTCAAGTAAGTCCAAGATTAAAGGGTCGCAAGCAGAACGCGATGTAGTCAAGTATCTCCAAGAGTGGTTCCCGTACGCAGAAAGACGGCTTGCGGGAGCCACTTTAGATAAAGGAGATATCTCCGGTATCAACGGAGTCTGTATTGAAATTAAGAACCATGCCAAGTTAGACCTTGCTGGCTGGCTAGCAGAATTAGAATTAGAAACAAAGAACGCAAAAGCGTGGACAGGTGTTGTTATTCATAAACGCAAAGGCAAAGGCAATCCTGCTGACTGGTATGCTACACTTCCGGTGTCAGTATGGGTAGAACTGTTGCGGAGGGCGATGGATGGAAAAGCCTGATATATCAGTGATTTTAGAGCACTACGGCGCCCGAGTCCCTACAAGACGTGGGTGGTTCTCTATGAAGTGTCCGTTCCATGACGATAGACACAACAGTGCTTCGGCGACAAGAGATGAGAATGCATTCTGTTGTTTTGCGTGTCAAGTAAAGGGCGATGGATATGCTATAATTATGGCTAAAGAAGGGGTGGGATTTAGTGAAGCAGTCAACATCGCAAAGAGAATCTTTAATGAGAGCGGCAAAGTATTACCACAGCGCTCTCGCAGAAGCGGAGGATTACCTCGCAGAGCGGGGAATCACAATGGAAGCAGCGGAGAAGGCACGCTTGGGCGTCGTCTTAGACCCGCTAACGGGGCATGAGCAGTATGTCAACAGGTTGGCTATCCCGTATCTCACGAAGTCAGGTGTCGTTGACATTAGATTCCGAAGCCTGGGGAACGAAGAACCAAGATACATGGGTCTTACTGGTGCAACGACACGTTTGTATAATGTGGGCGCGTTTTTCCGTGCATCGTCATACATATGTATTTGTGAGGGTGAAATCGACACGATTACCTTGGATTATGTCTGCGGTATACCGGCGGTTGGCGTACCTGGTGTCAATAATTGGAAGAAACATTACACTAGGCTCCTTTCTGACTTCGATAAGGTTTTCCTCTTCTCAGACGGAGACAATGCAGGCTATGAGTTTTCTAAATCTCTTGCCCGAGAGTTGTCCGGTCTTGTTATCATCCAAGCCCCCGAAGGCGAAGACGTCAACTCGCTCTACAAAACGCACGGCTCGGACTACTTCAAAGAAAAGATAGCAGGTGCCCAATAATGTTACTACCTGAAGAGGGTTGCTTCTTTGTATGCAAAAAGGACGGTTTCAAGACCGACAACCTATTTGCTTACATAGAACACTTCGGCGTGGAATACGATTGGATGGTAAGATTAAACCCTAGGTTTACATTTAACCTTTTCACTTTCCTAAGTGAGATGGCTTACTTGATAAACGAGAACAAGACAGATGAAGCATGGGAGCACTTACAAAGTGCGACCTTGTTACTGGTAAATGCTAGCGGTGAAGACTTCGACGAGTTTATCGAAGAAGCGCAAGTAGTCGCTGGTTCCGAAGATATGATGGAGCAAATAGAAAGGTTCCTCAATGAAGGCAAAGACAAATGAGTTAGAACCTACCAAGTTCGAACTAGATGTGTGGTCTACGTATGACGAACTTGCTTTGCTTCTTCTCAAGAAACACTTTGATTATGGACCCAAGAATATCTCTGATTCTCCTGGTGGTCCACTAAACGGATTGCGTGTAAGGATGCACGATAAACTTGCTCGCATAAACAACTTAATAGATAACAACAGAAACCCTGAGAACGAATCCCTTGAGGATTCTTTCAAGGACATGGCTAACTACGCAATCATTGGATTGCTAGTCCTGAGAGGACAATGGAACAAATGAAAAAATATGGTCCGTACAAGGGCAGTAAACAGAATGGTGGCAGACCAATCTATGTCTTCAAGAAGAAGAAGAACGGCAAGACTGTCACAACATCTTCTAACAAAGCCCGTGTAGATTACGAAGAATCTACTGGTAAGTCACTTCCCCGCAAGCAGGAAGTAGACCACAAGAACAACAAAGGACGTGCCGGTGATGACCGCAAGTCCAATCTTCGTGTAGTTTCCAAGAGCAAGAACGTTGCTATGGAGAATAAGCGCAGAGCCAAGAAGAAGCCTGCCAAAAAGCGAAAGAAGAAATAGTGGCTAAGAAAAAGCATAGCGTAAAGCGTGTAGTAGTCTTATCAGACATACAGGCTCCTAGCCACGATGCTAGAGCCATAACAGCACTACAAGACTTCGTATATGACTTTGAACCTGATGAGTTGTACTGCGTTGGTGATGAGGCTGATAGCCCTGAACCATCTCGTTGGAACAAAGGTAGAGCAGGCGAATACGCCAAGACTTTACAATCCGGTTTAGATAAGACATCTGAGATTATGGAAGGCTTCAAGGATGTACTAGGGGACAAGCCTTTCCATGTGATGAGGAGTAACCATGGAGACAGAGTTAGGAACTACATCGACAGATACGCTCCGGCTCTTGCAAGCCTCCGCAGTCTCGAGTATGAAACGTTGCTCCGATACGATGAACTCGACATTACCTTTCATGACAAGATATGGCAGTTCGCACCAGGATGGGCTCTTGCTCACGGAGATGAAGGAAACCTTATACAGACTTCGGGGGGAACTGCGCTTAGCCTTGCGAGACGTATCGGATTATCTGTCGTATGTGGACACACCCATCGCCAAGGAATCCAACATTACCACGTTGGTTACAATGGGCGGATTAGTGCAAGACTCTTTGGAGTTGAAGTCGGACATCTGATGGACTTGAACAAAGCAGATTACTTGACTACTGGTGCCGCTAACTGGCAACAAGGGTTCACGGTTCTGTATATCCGTAGAACCAACGTTACACCCGTAAATGTACCAATCATTGGTCGTTCTTTTACTGTGGAGGGTAAGACTTACGCATGGTAATAGAAAAATACGAAGGACTCGTTGGTGCTATTGCTTACGAGTTCTCTCGTAAATATCACATGATAGAGCCAGCAGATATACGGCAAGAACTTTGGCTGTGGTTCCTCACGCACCCAAATAAGATTACGGTGTGGGAGAAATTAGATGAGAAGCAGACAATTAAACTTATTAGTCGCTCTCTTAGGAATGCAGCGAAGGACTATTGCCAAAAGGAAAAGGCACGCATTGTTGGTTATAGTGTTGACGATAACTATTACTATGACCGTCAGGTATTGGAAATTCTTCTCCCTGCTGTTCTTAGGGGTGATAGCACTGCTCCTTCTATGGTTGACCTAGGATTTACTTCCACTAGGAAGGTAGCCTCCGAGGGAGGCAACTGGTTCGCCATGATGAGTGACATAGATAAGGCTATCAAGAAGATGCCTGAAGACCAATTCAATGTTTTATATCTTCGCTTTGGTGACGGTATGGATAACTCTACTCTGGCATCGGAACTACAGATATCTGACGATGCTGCTAGAATGAGAGTCAACAGAGCACTAAACAGTTTACTAAACCAACTAGGTGGGACTAGACCAAGAAGAGAGCGGGACTACAAAGATAATGAAGACAACATTGAAAGCGCCGATAACAGTCGAGAAGGTATTGACAGCAGCGACGACTTTGCAGGAGAAAGCGGACTCCAAGAAGTGGATTGATGCTCTTGGTGATGATATTGAAGTAGTCCAAGACGGGATTTTTATTATTAGTTTGCTGTTGGCACAGGTTCGTTCATGGAACTCCATACATTTAGAAACAGCAGACATCTTCCGAAAGATTATTGACGCATATAATCAAACAGTAGTCTTCGGAAAAGATGACGAGGGCGGGGAGAACATGGGAACGGCTATGTCTGACGAAAGCCCAACACAAACTCCTGCGGAGGGCGCGGAGTGATTTGCGACTCGTGCGCTTGGGCAGGATTTCGCAACTCGGTGGGCGATACCACTCTTGCGAAGGAATTACACGAGCATTGTAAAGGCTGCGAGTGCCAGCATAAGATAGGCGTAGGTTGGGCAATAAAAAAGCCCCTACCGCCGAAGCGGTAAGGGCTTAGTG